TTTTAAATTCATGCAGTCATTAAATAATTTTACGATTGGTTCTGCTTCTTTTAAAAATTTATTTTTAAGTTCTGTGTCGTTCTTAATAAATTTTTCTCCCCTGCTCGCCAGCCATTGCGCGGCACGAACGATTGGATCCATAAATGGCTTTGGCTGTCCTGGCGTGCTGAGGCTGATGGACTCTGGCAGCAATCCTGCCCAAAGAAACTGCTGGCGAATGTTGCTGGGATCTGAATCTTTAAGCTTCAGCCTATGGGATGATACTCTGATATAGCCGTTTGCCGTGTGCTCCGTTATGCCTATCCCACGGCATATTGTACCTAAGTCTTGCCCGTCGGCCTTAGCCTTGGCTATTAGATCCCCAGCATCGGCCGCTAGCCCAAGAGTCTCCCCTACCAGTTCGAGAGCCTTGTCGCGTGTGGTGTTTAGTTTGGGTATTAGTTGTTTTAGCGTTTGCATTTGTTCCGTCCTTTCAAGATTGCGGCTATGTTATATTTAGGTGCTTCACGTCGCCGCTTTGCGTGAACCTCGTAAGCACGTTTGCGATATGACTCTCTGGCCTTTTCGCTTTTCTGTGATCGGCTTCTTACGCCAAGCCGATCGTACAATTCGTTTACCTGCTTTGAGATAGCCGCCCTTGTGAATGGCTTATTAGTCGCTGGGTTAATATGCTCCTTTGCCACGGCCGTCATTGATCTTGTCTCACGGTTTAGAACAATCGCCAATACGGCCTGATCTCGCGTGTCTGTCATGTTCTGAACCGCTGGATGGTCAGGAGCTTTTGTTATTAGGTAATGAAAGACGCTTACCATTAGGGCCACGGTTGAGCTGGTTGCAGTGGCCTGTAGATGGACGCACGCCTCTAAGACTAAGTCCTGCAAGCTGTCCATCTGTGTGGAGACATGGGGTTTCCCGCATGGCATTCTTTCTAACGCTTGCTGATCAATCATAATTCACCCCCAAGTTGTCTAATCGCCCCCAACCACCACCCCCAAGATCCCCCTTTAAGGGGGGATCTTGATGGTAGTGGTATCAAGTTAATTTGAGTGACCACCAAGTTAATTTGGGGGTTAAAAAGGCTGCTCAATTTGGGCCTCCTTTAATCTGTATTTTCCGTCAACCTCACAGATGACTCCGGCTTCCTTAGCGGTAGCGATATATCGGCCTGCAGTATTCTCAGCCTTATCCGTGTGACCTTGCACCCATCTTACCAATTCAGCCCAACTGCATGGCATAACGTTACACTTAGACCAGTTAACTGAATCAGGCTTTGGGCCTGGCTTTTTCTTCTCAGGAGCGTCACCTTCCATCCACGCCAGACCCACTTGCGAGTGCTTTAGGTGAACACACGGCTGGACGTTAGATGCTATGAAATCGCTTGCAGTGCGGTTAGGCCGCAAGCCAGACCGCTTTCCGCGTTTGGTTACTTCCAGCTTATATGTGTACGTTCCTTGCTCATCCTGACCGCAAGGCGACAGCATTAAAACGGCTCTTGCCCAATTCGTCAGCTCGCTCGATCCAAATCCGCTATACGCCTTGTCGTGCCCTTGGTAACCGCTGCCGTCGCGTGTTGGCTTTGGAGTATGATGCATCAACATCCACGCCCATCCTCCTGATAACGCAAGCGGGTTAAGCAAATTACGCAAAAAGCCACCGGCCGTCTCTTGGCTAGATAAGTCGCCACCGATAAACGCCAGCAACGGATCTACCCAGGCTAAATCAGGTTTATGCTTATCACCTAGGCGACGCATCCGATCAACGAACCGCTCACCCGTGGACGTACAATCACGCACGATCACAATGTTCTGCTTCACACGCTCCAGCTCCTCTGCGGTCAGATCCAGCGCCCTTAAAATGCCCTGCAATGCCTCCGCCACATCGCCTTCATCGTTCTCGGCCTGCACGATCAGCGACTTTAACGGCTTGCCGTGTGGCGATATGCCAAATAGATCACGCCCGGCCGCCCATGTGATTGCTGCCTGTAAGCACAGCACGCTCTTACCCAAGCCGCTGCTCCCCACCCACAACGCCGAACCACCACGGCAAATCCAACGCTTGCCTAACAGTTGCGTTATGTCGGCATCCTCCTTAAAATTTACCAACTGCTCCCAGCTGTACGGCTCAGGAATATCACCGTAGATCGTGCGCTCCTGCCATTCCATATAGGTCAGCGTCGGTGCGCCACATTCGACTAACTCCTGCTGCAAGCCTGTGGCCGTCCTCATCGCACCGGGCAACCGCGACAGCCTGCCTGCGTCCTTGTTGGCCGGATCGGGTTTGCTGTGTTCTAAGTGCTTGTAAATAAAATCCACACGTTCAGCAAACTCCTTGGCATTGGCAGCCCGAATCTCCACCCATGCGTGCAGACTGCGTGCCCCGCTCTTAATAATCGATGATGTAGGCAACCCACTGCGCTTAATAATCGCCCACTGCTCTTGCAACGTGCTTTCATCAAACTCAATCAGGCAATGGCGAAACTTGGTAATCGACTCGGCCTTGCGGTTCTTGCCATTGTTAGCGTTAATTGACACATAGACGCCCACTGCATCGCCCTGCCACTCCTTTAATCCATCGCCCTTAAACAGCTCTAGCCATTCCTCACGGCTTCGCGTTTCGCCGGCACCGTCGGGCCGCTCGCGGTCGCCGTCTTTGATCGATCGGCAGATGTTTATGTAATCGCCTACGTCGAAACAGGTAGTCAGAAACTTATCAACCGGCCCGCTCTCCACGCTGATCGGCATGGGCGGTACTGGCAGATCCTCCCTCACGATTGCCCCGTTTTGATAGCCATACTTCGCCTTCGGCCTCCATGGCTCCCTGGCTGGTTTGCTGTAAGCGGATTTTACTGCTGCCACGCATTCATTCTGGGTTAATCCATTCTTAAAGCCCCAGATCTCTGCCTCTGACTCCGCATCAAATTGCGACAATCCCTGATCACGGAATTGCAGCGCCATGCGGAACAGCTGATTGTTGCGCTCACCTTCCGGCGCCCCGTTGTGGTAAACGGCCTCGGTAGCTGGGGGCAGTGCTATCATTTTTTGGCAAACGCCCCCAGCGCCTTAACGATCACGTACTCAATCACTGCCTCTTCGTCTTTTTTTAACTGCTTCAGCCCAAATGCGTGCAACGCCTTTGCCGTTTTTGCGTCATAGGTTACGTCGACCAAAACCTGCTTAGGCGCGGGCCGTGCTTTGCCAAAAGTAATTTTACCCAGATCTTTCATTTGCGCTTTCTCCTTTTGCGGGGTTTGACTTCTTTCCAAACGTTAAAATCCTTGTCGCACTCGACCGACCAAAGCATCAGTTTCTGATAAAGTGATCCGGCCAAGCCCCAGCGGCACAAAGTCCTGCTAACCAGATCTCCTAACCAGAATAGAAGCCACGACAACGCCCTCATTTTTTCTTCTCCAAATCTCGCTTTTGGTACGTCTGCGCCCGCTTTAGTAGCTCCTTGGCAATGTGCAGCGCCAAATCGAGGCGGCAGCGAGTTACGACCACACGGCCGTCGGCTAGGCTTTTCTTTGCCCGCTCAAGTATTTCGATTTGCCAGGTTAAACGCTTTACGCTCACCACTGCCCCATTCCCCACCTCATCCGGTTGCTCCGGGCGATGATGACCTGCTGGGCGTACTGCTCCGGCGTGTAGGTGCCGATGACGCGGGCGGAAAACATGGTGAGGAGATCTTGCAAACTCACAGCACCGCCTTTGGCAGCGGCCCCGCCAGTTTGTAGTGGTACCTGCTTGCGTCGTATTCCAGCGGATAGCCAAAGAAGTCACGCAGTAGATCGATGTCCCGCTGGATTGTCTTGTAGCTACATTCGAGCTTCACGCCCAACCTGGCACAGCTCGGTAAAGTCAGATCTTGGCGCAGCATTCCAACGATCACGCCCAGCCGGCGCAACGTTGGCCGCGTATCGCCAAGGCCAGCGGCGCGTTTGCGTTTAGAAGCAAACGTTGCGGCTTTTGTGCTCACTTTATCACCTCCACCATCGCCACCTTTGGCAACCGCATCGCGTTGAACTGCTTTTCGCTCGCGGCAAACACGTCAATCACCGGCAACTTTCCACCGCTTGCCTTTTTGCTTTTTACGGCAGTGCCGGTATCTACGGCCACCCATTCACGCTTACCGTTTAGGATGCGGATCTTGCTCCACAGCGGAATGATGTCGGGATCCACGGCGCAGTGACGGCCGGCCCGCAACCTGGTGCCGGTGCTGGATTGATAGCGACTGCTCCACTCATCCTCACCCGGCCAGTAGCCAGTGATGCGCACTTTGATTTTCTTCACGTCGATCTTCTTAGCGATCGGGCGCAAGTCGATGAGTGCGTTGCCTAGCTTTGTGGTTGTGAATCCCAATAGGGCGATGAAAGAAAGCAGCATCCTCATAGCCCGCTCCTTATCCGATCGATCAGATCGTTCTCGCGTCCTTCCGCA